GAAGCTGCAAGAGCATATCAAAATTCATATAAAAATGCTATAGAATCTGGTAAGTCACCTGCTCAAGCAGCACAGAAAGCAAAGGCAAATATAAACAAACTGTTTAAAAAAGGTCAGATCATTCCTCAACCTGCTGGTGGTGGTCTTAGTGCTACTGGTGGAGCCAGAGCAAGTGGAAGATTTGGTGGTGTTTTCAGAAGAGGATTTAGGAGAGCAGGAAGCCGTCTTCAGACCAGGATCATGGGTCGTGGTGCTCGACTTGCTACTAGAAGATTTGGTGCTGCTGCATCTAGGTTTGCAAGTAAGATCAAAATTCCGATCATCGGTCCACTCATCATGGGTATCAACACCTATATGGAGACTGGTAGACTTGATAGAGCATTGTTTAGTGCTGGTGGTGCTGCTCTTGGTGGTCTCCTTGGAAATCTTATTCCTATTCCAATTCTTGGATCAATCATAGGAACATTGGCAGGTGAATATGTTGGTGATATTTTCTTTGAATTAATTAGAGGTGGTGGTATATCTGCTGTTGGTGCAAAACTGAAACGTGATATGATGAAGGTCATTAATGGCATTACAATATTTAAAGACTGGATGTTAAAGGGTATATCTAATATACAAAATTATAATGATGGAAAACCAAAAATCCCAGGTAAAATCGAGTGGGAGTTCGTTGGTCGAAAACTAACCATACCTTTACAGTGGTTAGGTATTCCTGAAGAAGGATTTAAACTTGGTGGTTGGGCGACGTTACTAAACCCATTTAATCTTAACATAGGGAAAAAATTTGATATTTTAAGACAATCATTCTTTAAGTCTAGTATGACTGCTAGTCCAAAAGATGAAAGGATTAATAAGGCATCAGGAAGTGCTGGTGATGATGGTCCTACTGGTGGTGGTAGTGGTAATAACAATGGTAATAATAAGAGAGGAACTAGTGATCAAGATGATCCCAATGGTTCTGGAGGAAACAAACCACAAAAACGTACCCTAACAAAAGGTGGTGGTATAAAAAGTCTTCCATCTGGATCTGGAAACATCACCGCAGTTCCGTTTGATGACCCCAACTTTAGTCCTGGAACGACAAGGAAAAAAGATACTATGATTTACTTGCACTGGACTGCAGGAAACTATAATAGTGCAAGTCCAACTTGGGGATATCACACAATCTTTACAGGTGACGGTGGTATAGTTAGAAACAAATCTTATGATGCAAGAGGACAACATACTGAAGGAAAGAATAGCAACTCAGTTGGTCTGTCTCTTGCTGCAATGGCTGGTGCTACGGGTGTTAATGACTTTGGTTCCCAACCAGTTACTCATGAACAATTAAATCAAATGGCTGCTGAGGCGGCAAGACTTGCTGTTAAGTGGGGGTGGGAAGAAGGTGATATTGATAGAAATGTCTGGACACATGCTGAAGCAGGTTCTGGTTTAGATCCAAGAGGTCTAAGTGGTCATTTAGATATGAATGGTGATGGAAAACCTGACAACTATGGCATGTTCAATCGTGCTTCTAATGAACCAATGCATAGATGGGACTTATATGTGGTCAAAGAAGGTGGAGAACCTGGAAGTGGTGGTCCTATTCTTCGTGATATGATTAAAAAGCACTACAGAAACTTCAAGGCAGAGTTATCTGGTAAAGAACCTCCTGAAGGTGATGATCAAAATAATGCTAGAGGAGATAGTGATCAGGATGATCCCAAGAAAGCTGGAACACAACCTAAGATAGATAAGAATTTATCAGATCAATCTGGTGGATTGGGAGATTCTGATACAACTCCAGGACCATTTACTCCTCCAACACCCAAGAATGATGTAGATCCATATACACCACCAGATGATATGTCAATGAAAGATTTTGATCCTTCAGCATATGTGAAAGGAACTAAAACTAGTGAAGAATTGACTTTACATGGTAAAGCATATTATGTTAGATATGAAATGCAAGGAAACAATGCTATTGTTAAGCAAGTCAATAAGAGACTTGCTGGTAATTGGTGGTTTGGTGAAAAACTAGGACCAGTTGATCCAACAAGCACAGAGTTCAAACAACTTCTAGAAAGTAAAGGTTTGAAGGATACTATTACTAAACAAACAAATCTTGAACTTAAAAAAGTCAAGGTACATGATGATATTGAAAAGTTTTATCTGTATGATAAATCATACCAGGAGCATTATCAATATTGGTTAGAAAAATATAAAGATGGAGAGATAAGTTTTGAAAAAGCAAAGCAATTGGCAGCAACTGCTGCAAAGAATGCTGCTCTTATGGATATGAAAAAAGATGCAAGAGGTAATAATGTAATAGATACATCGGATGGAGCACAGACTAAAATTATTGATAAGATAGATGATGATGTGAGAGATGATATGTATGCGGATACTAGACCTCCAGATACTAAACCTCCAGATACTAAACCTACACCATCACCAAAATCTACTTCAACATCATCTAGTGGAGGTGGTGGTGCATTTACAGATATATTTGCTGGAGCAAGATCTCGTCAACAGACCAAAAAAGCAACATTCTCCTCCTCCTATATTGCAAAAAAACCTAGAGTAATTCCAAAGTCAAGTTCTTCACAATCTTCTTCTTCCTCTTCAAGTTCACCTTTTAATAATTTTCTTGCACCACCATCAGATAAAAACATTATTGTTCCCGACAAACTAAATAAGGATATTGCTCTGAAGAATAAAGCTGACTATGAGGAAGAAGGGCAGAAAACACTTATCATAAACAGACCAGTTATAGTAAATGCTAATGCTGGATCTGATTCACAACCTATGCTTAAACCAAATCTCTATTATTCATAAATGTCAAACGAAGCATTACTAGTAGAAAATGTAACGACTTTTACTATCTTCTCCAACTATGGAGAAGATCTTAGTTTACTTGGAGAAGGTGCTTTTTCTCATATATTAATATTTCAAAGCATATATGATCACTCTGTTAGAGGAAAGTTCACTATGTTTGATACTGGTGTAAGGAATGAAGATTCTGAAGATACTTTATCCGCTGAAGACGATACGAATTTTTGTTTGACTGTTGGTGAAAAAGTTGAACTTGTAGTTCAAGATGAGAGGCAACAAACATTAGAATTTACTGGTGGATCAGCATTTTTGATATCCGAAATTAGATCAGCATCATCCGACACTATGAAAGAATTTCATGAAGTTGAAATGTGTATGCCAGATTTTATAAAAAATGATCTGGAAGAAAATTTTGTTATAACCAGGTTCGATCAAAAAGTAAGTGATACTGTTAACGAAGTCCTTACTCCAATCACGGAAAGAGGAATTGCTGTTGATCCAACGGTAACAGAATTGCCAGTAAAAGGAAATACAGAAAGACCTCTTGACTTTGTTACATCACTAGCTCCTAAAGCACAATCAGAAAAGTTTCCCGATTCTGCTGGATATCTTTTATTTGATACTTATAATGGACTCAACTTTAGATCTATTGATGTTATGTTCAGTCAAGAACCCAAGAGAAGAATGATATTGACTGAGACTCCAAAACTTCCTGTGGGTTATAGTAATAAAATTTTATCAGTTGAATTTAAAAATGAATTGAATGTTCATGATTCTTTAAAGTATGGTGCATTCCAGAAAACTAGAATGAGAACATTTGATCCTAAGACCAATCAATATACTCAAACAGAACATGTTGCTGAGGATCTTTATCAAGGTGATAATAATTTATCTGAAAGTTCACCTAAAGTTGCTGAACATTTAGGAATCTCAGAATCAACCACTAGAGTACTGAGTGCCCAACGGGATACTGGTATTCAACCTGCTGGACCAGCATTAGAAGAACAACTTAAAAGTGCTGAAGAACAAAGTTTTAATGTTGATGAAGTTCCACAACTCGCAACAAAGAGATATTATCAATCTCGCATATTTTCGGCAAATATTAAGACATACGGTGACTTTCAGATATTTCCTGGTGATGTGATACATTGTGACTTTCCAGAAATTGGTGCCAAACAAACCAAGAAAAGTATTTCACAGTCAAAATCTGGAAAATACCTAGTAGCAGACGTGGCACATTTAGTGTGTCCAGAAGGATGCTACACCAAGCTAAATATAATCAGAGATTCTGTTGTTTGCTCGTAAACAAAATGGAAAACATCGAAGCCCATATTGAAAAGGATAAAGAAATCCTTCAAGATCCAACCACCTCTCCACAGCAACGTCGTCATGTAGAAGAAGAACTACATGAGTTAGAAGTGTATGTTGAGAACCACAAAGAAGAGATTGAGGCAGGAGATCATCACGATCCCTCACCTCTTGAACTTTATTGTGAGGTAGAACCAGGTGCTCCTGAGTGTAAAGTACATGACAATTGAGTAAGATATGGTCCGACAGGTTTCACAAAATCATACCAAAACTGGTGCTCCCAAAAACATAATGTATTGGTGGACTGGTCAAGTTGTTGACGAGTCTACTTGGGTTGGGAACGAAGTCCTTGAAAATCATCAAAAAGATGATGTAAAAGGTTACGGTAAACGATATCGCGTCAGAATATTCAGTAGAGACTCTGAGGTCAAAGTTGTCCCAGATGCTCAATTGGATATGGCAGATGTCGTTCTTCCTGTGACTGCAGGAACTGGGCATGGTGGTTATGGTGAAACTGTTTGCCTATCTCAAGGTTCATGGGTTACAGGATGGTTTTTGGATGGTGCCGAAGGAAGACAACCAAGAATTTTAGGTTGTCTTCCAAACAATCCAAAAATTTCACTCTTTGGTGGAGATCCTGAAGAAGGATTTGTAAATAGATCTGGATATGAAGGAAAGACTGGACCAAAAGATGTTGCAGAGAAAGATATACAAACTGATCCAGCAGAAGGTGAAAACGAAAAACCAATTAACGAAAACAAATCTGCAGACGCATCTGAACTAACTTCAAAAGAAAATCAACAAGCACAAGACGGAAAAGAAAAATCACCCAGAAAAAGATGTATTGAGTGTGAAGGTGGTGGTGGACCAGTAAAAGGTGTTCAAGGATTTATTCAAAGAGCACTCGCAACAATTAAAAGAATACAATCTCTTGCATCAACTGCTGTTGAAACTGCAAATAGCATCTTATCAAACATATCAAACATCACCAACATGGTTGCTGGTGCAGTTTCATCCATGTTTAAGATGATCGTTGGTAAGATGAGAGGTTTTATTCTCAACAAAATTAACAATGGTCTGAAAGATATTGGAGAACTGCTACCACCAAGTCTAAGACAAGCTTTCTCTGGTGGTGCATCACAAACTACTGACACTCTTGCTTGCGTGTTCCAAAAAGTTATGGACACTCTCTTCAGCATGGCAAAAGATATGTTCACCAGTTTGGTTGACAATTATGTCATGGCACCAATGTGTGCTGCTGAGAAGATGGTCGGTGACATGATTGGAAATATTCTTGGTGAGATTACTGGTGCTGTTGATAGTGCTGTAAGTGGCATTGCTGGTTTGGTTGGACAGGGAGCATCAATAGTAAGTTCAGCAATGTCTGTTCTTGATATGATTATAGGTCTTCTCAATTTCCTAAAATGTGATTCAACTCCAGACTGTGAGTATAAAGATGAGTGGAGTTTCTGGGATGGATCTAGTGAGGCAGCTGCTGTCTCCGAGTTCCTTGGACAAAAAATGGATGAATTGTCCAAAGCAGTTCCTGGAGAACCAGGTCCAGAGTGTAATACATCACAACTACCATGCGGACCACCAGGAATTTCTTTTGGTGGTGGAGGTGGACAAGGACTTGCTGGTAATCTAATGATGGCTGGTGGTCAAATTATGGGTGTTGACTTTAGTAGTTTTGGTAGTGGATACAAATATTCACCAACAATTAGTATCACCGATTCTTGCGGTAATGGTGGTGGAACTAAAATCGAACTCATTACTCGGGATGCAAATGCTCCAGATAGACCAGCAGATACAAGTTTTAAAGAAGGAGATGATATTCAAATCGTAGGTGCTGTTGTAGTTCAACCTGGTTCTGGTTACTTAGATGAACCAGATGGATCTACAAATATTAGCAGACCAGAAGATTCTGTTTATAGAAATCCTGATGGTAAGTATGAAGTCAAAAAACCTGATGATGTAATTGAAATTCCATACAATCCTGAAGAGGAATATGATGGTAATCATCCAAGCATTGCATTACCAACGGATACTGAGGTTGAAGTATATGATCCTGATGGAAATGTAATTCAAGTTATTCAGGGTCAAGGACCAACAATTCCAATCAAAATTCCAAATGGAGGAACACTTACTGTTCCAACTCCTGATAATGTAATTAAAGGTGATGCTGGTATAGCAGATTTTACTGGAACTGCACCAGTAGATCCACCATTAAATGTTCCCTATACTAATGTAACCACTGGAACTGGTAATTGGGAAGGATTTCTTGGTGAAGATGTAAGACCAGAAGATAAGGCACGATGGGATGGTGGTAAATGGAGACTTATTCCAGCACCACGTGATAAAAGACCTATAGTTGGTGGAGTAAAATCAGATATTATACTAGATGCAGTGTATATTAGAAATCCTGGATTTAATTATAAGCAAGGTGATGTAATCGTTGTCGAAGGTGGTGGAGAAATTGTAGATGGTAGATTTGTTAATGGTGGATCAGGAACAGGAACAGGAACTGGTGGATCTGGATCAGGAACTAGTGGATCTGGATCAGGAACAGCAACTGGTGGAACAGGATCGGGAACAGGAACTGGTGATTCAAATCGTTTCTTTTCTACTCCGAGTGGAAAACAAAGAAAATCAGATACTGGTCTAGTATTAGTCCCAGTTTTTAATGGTGTTGGTCAACTTACTGAGGTTATAATTCAGGATCCTGGTTCAACCTTTAGTTCATATCCAGATATCTACATTAGATCAACAACAGGTATTAATGCAGAGATTTTACCCATCTTTAAACTTAGAACTGATGAAGATCCAGACGAAAATGCAAGAAATCTTTCTGGTAATAGAATCATTACAGTTGATGATTGCGTTGGAAGATTAGTTATTGGTTATGTGAATGGACAACCATATTATGGACCATATCATAAACATAAAGGAAGGAAGATGGTTGGAAGATTCCACAGTCCAACAAAACATGCATATATTTACGATACACCAGAAGAAAGTTTAAGAGATGCATATGCAAAGCCAACAGCAGCAGTTGGTAGAAGTGTTGCTCCTCCTCCAGTTCTTGATGAAGAAGTAGAGTCTCCAGATGGTGCAGTTGTAGAAGAAACACAGACATCTACTGTGATACAACCTACACCAACTCCAACACCTGCTCCAGCACCCACTCAAACACCAACACCTGCTCCAAGACCAACACCTACTCCAACTCCACCACCATCTAGTGGAGGAAGTTCTGGATCTGGTGGAGGAGGCGGATACGGGTACTAAATAAAAATAAAACCATAGCATGTCAAAGTCAAATTCATTAAAGCACTTTCAAGTAAGAAAATCTAATCCTCAGGGTGAGATGTTACTTGGAACTCAGTGTGCAGACGGAGTTGTAACTGGATGTGGATTTGAAGCCTTCCATCCCTTGCATTATATGCACATGGATAATGATGGGAATAGAGCAGGATGGACATCTTTCAGAAATCCTGGCGTATTCCAAGTCAAATGTGGTGACTCTGTAAATGGTAGAGATCCTGGAATTGATATTCATTGCCTAAACGGTGATATAAACTTGACAGCAGACAATGGTCGTATTAGACTAGTTGCTAGGGATATTGATATCCTGGCAAATGGTGAAACGACTGGAAGAGGTCATGTTAAGATTGAAGCAAACCAAGATATCAAACTTAAAGCAGATGGATCTTTTGATTTAAAAGCAGAAGCTGGATACAGGTTATACACACCACACGTAGGAAAAATTATTGCAAATACTGAAATGAAAATAGTAGCAAACTTTGTTAAAGGATTATCATGTGCATCTAAAGCTCTTGCAGGCAAAACTGATCCACTAAATGTCACTGACTTCACCACACTTTCATCTTATACTGCTTAAAAATTATGTCCTGGTCATTTGATGATTTAACTATACAACATCAACTTAATGTTGGTTTAGGTGTTGTTCCATTCTTCGGTTTGGGACCTGCACGTGTTCGTGGTGCTGCATTTATTGAAGGACCATTGAATGTTGGTACACCCTTTGCAATTAATATGGGTGCTGTCAATATTGGTCCTTTGATTAATCCAGATGCTCCAGTACCATTCATTCCTGGAGGTTTCTGCTATGGACCACCAGCAAATCCATTCTCACTTGCTGTTATAGGAAGTGTAGGAGTTCTTGGTGATGTCAACATTGCAACTAATGTTATCATTGGTGGTAATTTATTTGTTCAAGGTCAAGTTGTAGGAAGTTGCTTCGGACACATTCTTGCAGCAAAGAAAAACTTCGACATTCCTCATCCATCAAAAGATGGATGGAGATTAAGACATACTTGTCCTGAAGGTCCTACCAACGATGTATACATACGTGGCAGAATTACCAATCAGAAAGAAATTAATCTTCCCTCATATTGGAAAGACTTTGTTGATGTCAGAAGCATTACAGTAAATCTAACTCCAATAGGATCTCATCAACACGTTATGGTAAAACGTATTGATGAAAGTAAAATCTATCTACAATCAAATGGTGGAATGCCAATCGATTGTTTCTATCACATCTATGCTGAACGCAAAGATGGTGAAAAACTAATTGCCGAATACCCAGGTGAGTCACCAGCAGACTACCCAGGTGACAACAGTGGATATTCAATTGCTGGATATAACTACGACGTTCGATAAGGAGATTTATTATGTCATTTGTACCAGGAGAAAATACCAGTAAAAATTGTGATGCACCAGTTGTTGGTGTTCCTCATCCAAGCTATGACTATATTCTAAGATCAACTACTGGAGATAATGAGTATCCACCAGAAGCTTGTCCACCATATTTGCAAGTAAACGGAAAGTTTGATAACCTTCAGGTTACTGCTAACGTAACTGCAGCAACATTTAATGGTGCAATTAATGTCCAGTCTTGGAAAGGATTTGATATTAAGCACCCCAATAAGGATAATCATCGTCTGAGACACATCTGTCTAGAAGGACCAGAAGCAGGTGTTTATATTCGGGGCAGACTTACTGGAAATAATACAATTAAGTTGCCAGAATATTGGGATGGACTTATAGATCCAGAATCAATTACTGTTTCTCTTACACAGATTGGATATTCTCAAGATCTCATTGTTGAAGGTATTGAATGGGGTAAGATTGTGAAAGTGAAGTCAGGTAATGGAACTTCAATTGATTGTTACTATACCATTCAAGCATCAAGAGTTGATGGTGAACCACTGATCGTGGAGTATGAGGGTGAGACACCAGCAGAGTACCCAGGCAGCAAGGACCAGTTCTCCATCTCTGGATTTGACTATTGACACGGGTCCCTGGTCCTGCTATAATACGTGGGTAAACAAGGGAACACCATGGAAGAGTACGTTGATTCAGTCCTCATCGACATGAGCAAGAGGCAGTTCAAGTTGTTCTCCACTCAAGGTGACGAAAAAGTTGTTGATTGTGAGACTTATGATCAGTTCATGAGTGTCTTCAAACTTGTTCGTGACAAAGTTGATGAAGAAATGATTTTTTATACCAAACCAAATGTTGCAGCATGATTGAAGAGTTTATCTCTAAACTGACAGGAAAATATAATAACCTTAAGCAAGCACAATCAAGTCCCCGAGATCATGCCCACGTTCACATTCGTTGGGAGAATCTTGGGGACAATAAAATGACCATCAAACAATGGTATGAACATGAAGGAGAAGCAAATCCATATCGTGCTCGTTGCCACAAAGTTCTACAAAAAGATGATACAATCATCGTAGAAAATTGGGGAACGGATTGGACTCGTAGCCCAGCATTTGATATGGGATTTACTATAATAGATACCTATTACAAAGGTGGTCTGATTTATCCAGACCCAATCATTCGTGGTACGTCTCTTAAAAGTTTCGTAGAATTTGACGGAAAATTTTATCGTAGTATGGATCAGGGTTGGAAGGATGGTAAACTTGAGTGGGGATCGTTGACCTATTATGAACTCCAAAAGGAAATCGGGTTTAATATCTAAAAATCGGGCAAAAAAATTCCCAAAAAAATTTCACGAAAAAGGTTTTTCAAAAAATGAGACCAGAAACACGTAAATCAATGGAAATGCTTTTCACTGCAAAGTGGAACTTGCCAAAAGCAGCAAAACATGCTAACCTTACTAACAAGGAGATGAAAATAACCTTCAATGAGTATTGTGCTTTTCATCCACCAACTTGGCAATTAGATGACACTACTGAATTACTATCAAATCCCATCACAAATTCCTAAAATCATTTGTGATGAAATTATCAAACAGTATCAAGATGATTTAACTGACGCTGAAGTTGGTGATACAATTGAAACTAAAAGAGTAGATGCAAAACTAAGGTTGTCTAATGTAACTTGGATTAACAATGATAATTGGATTGCTGGAATGATGTCGCATTTTGTGTTAAGTGCGAATAAACATTATTTTCGTTTTGATATTGACGGATATAGAAAAGAAATTCAATTTGCACGATATGGTAAAGGTGATTTCTATACCTGGCACATAGATTCAGATACTGAAATTTTATCTGAAGATTTCACTAGAAAATTAAGTGTTGTAATGTGCTTATCATCAAAAGATGACTATGAAGGTGGTGAATTTGAACTTTTTTATCCAGCATCCCAATTTAAACATTCCTTTAAACTTGATTATGGTGATGTAGTCATATTTCCATCAATCATACAACACAGAGTTAAAAAGGTAAAATCTGGAGAAAGATTCTCTTTAGTTGGTTGGATGGGAGGACCACCATTCAAATAACACATTTGCAGGTGAGACTAGGTAGTCAGAGATGTTTTATAAACATTTTGCACCAGATTAGTGCCTTTGAGATGGTTCAATTCCATCCACCTGTACTTTGCGAGTATGGCGGAATCGGTAGACGCACCAGACTTAAAATCTGTTGACCATTACGGTCGTGGGAGTTCAAGTCTCCCTACTCGCACTATAATTATATTCCTAAATAGACCTATAGGAATTTAACGCTTAATAAGATGGGTCTTAGTCGTCTGGATAATTTTCTAAAGAGCACCAAGGGTGAGATTCTTTATGTAGATCCCTCAAGTCTCGATTCTACGGATAGTATCGAGAATAAAGGTAACTCTTTAGCAAGACCGTTTAAAACAATTCAAAGAGCACTGCTAGAGGCAGCTCGTTTCTCCTATCAAGCAGGAGCAAATAATGATAGATTTGGTAGAACTACCATTCTACTCTATCCTGGTGAGCACATAGTAGATAATAGACCAGGATGGATACCAATTCAAGATCAAGTGGCAAATACCTACAGACTTAGGTCTGGTACTACTTCCGATGACTTCCCACCACTTGATGTCAACAGCAATTTTGACCTAGACAGCCCTAATAACGCACTATACAAAATTAATAGTGTTCATGGTGGTGTTATCATTCCTAGAGGTACATCACTTGTAGGTCTTGACCTTAGAAAGACCAAAATTATTCCTAAGTATGTTCCCAATCCAGAAAACGACCAAATTGAAAGATCGGCCATTTTCCGTCTAACTGGTGCTTGTTATATGTGGCAGTTCTCCATCTTTGATGGTGATCAAACTGGAACTGTATATAAAGACTATACAACTAACTCATTTGTTCCTAACTTCTCACACCATAAACTTACTTGTTTTGAATATGCTGATGGTGTAAATCCAGTATCTATTAATGATGACTTCTTAGTCTATAATGATGAAGATACTGACCTTGATATGTACTATCAGAAGGTTGGTTTTGCATATGGCAAACCTTCTGGAAGAGAAGTTTCTCCTGACTATCCTTCTAGCGTTTTAGACATTGAACCAAAGGTTGATGAATACCGTATTGTTGGTTCTACTGGTGCTGAAGTTGGTATTACCAGCATCAAGTCAGGTGACGGACTTATTACATCAACAGAAATTACAGTTACATTAGAGAATGAAGTAGAAGGTCTTGACGTAAATACCCCGATTCGTATTGAAGGTATTCCTGATGCAGGATATGATGGTCAGTATGCTGTATTTGAAGTTCTATCAACCACAGAGATTAAGTATCAAGTATCTGTTCCACCAGATAATCCACTACCAGCATCAACTTCTGGTGCAACACTGAATATCTCTGTTGACACTGTTACCTCTGCATCACCATATATCTTTAACATCTCTCTGAGATCTGTATTTGGTATGTGTGGTCTCCATGCTGATGGTAACAAGGCAACTGGATTTAAATCCATGGTCCTAGCTCAATTTACGGGTATTGGACTTCAGAAGGATGATAATGCCTTTGTGAAGTATAATACAACCACTGGATTGTATGAAGGAACTCTTGCTGCAGGTAATGAGAATATTCACACAGATTCTCAAGCAAGATTCAAACCATCATATGAGAACCATCATATTAAGTGTAGTAACAATTCACTTTTACAGATCGTTTCAGTCTTCGCAATTGGTTTCAACAATCACTTCCTATTAGAGTCTGGTGGTGATGCTTCTATCACAAACTCAAACTCTAACTTTGGTGCTAAAGCTCTTGTTTCTAGAGGTTTCAGACCTGATGCATTCCCAAGAGATGACATTGGTTACATTTCACATGTAATTTCACCAAAAGAAATTGAATCTGCAGAGGGAGGCATTGAATTCTTAGGTATTGATGTTGGCGTTTCTACTGCTGTAGGTATTGCAACAACCAGTAAACTTTTCTTATATGACGAAAAGAACTTTGATATTCCACCATCAACAGTCATTGATGGATATCGTATTGGTTCTAACAAAAATGAAGCACTAAAAGTTCTTCTTGCAAAAGGAAACGAAATTACAACTTATCACTCTAAAGTTGTAATGCCTAGCACTGAAGGTACTTCAAATGAAAAGATATCTGAAAAAATCCATAAAGTTAAACAGTCTCTAGGTTTAAATGTTATTTCATCAAATACACTTACTTTAGATGAAAATCACACTTTCCTAAATGGTGAAACAGTTAGAGTTATCAGTGAAAATGGTGGATTACCTGATGGTGTTGAAGAAGAAAGAGTATATTATGTAATTACAACCGCAATTTCTCCTAATCCAGCACTCACTTCAAAGCAAATAAAACTTGCTGCGACTCTAAATGATGCTAACAATGATGTTCCTATCAATATCAATAATACTGGTGGTATTCTTAGTATTGTAAGTAGAGTATCCGATAAATCTGCTGGAGATCTTGGACACCCAATTCAATGGGATGCAACACAAACTCAGTGGTATATCAATGTATCTACTGGCAGCACTGATGCAAGTATCTACAATCAATTGTATACAAGAGGTGTTGCGGAACTGGGTGAAACAACTCCAAGAACATTTGTACTCAGAAAACCAACTGATAGAAATGTTGAAGGAAGCATCTATAAGGTTCGTTATGTTCTACCAAAGGATTCTCCAACATTAGGAAGACCTCCTGTTGATGGATTTATTTTACAAGAATCAAATAATGTTGATGGTGCCACTAATGCTGAAGTTGAAAAGTATCTGAATTTTGATAGTCAAACATTATCAAATTCAACTGAGTTTAGAAACTTTAGATTCATTGCAGATGCTGATTGGTCTTCTCTCGATAATAAGGCAACTATTAGAACAGAACTTCCACACAATTTGACGGCAGGTTCTCAAATAGAAATCACTAATGTCATTAGTGGATTCAATACTACAGGAAAAGCAAATCAAGGATTTAATGGAACATTTACTGTTGATAGTATTGAGAGTAGAAAACAGTTTAAAGTTAGTGTTGCAACAAATCCTGGTGACTTTACAAGTGATACTTCTGTTCGTAATCAAAGTCTTCCAAAATTCAAGAAGAAAAAGCACGAAGGAACTTTCGTTGTTTACAAGTCGGAAGAAATTCAAAGATATGTACAAAATGAGCAAGATGGTGTCTATCATCTAACTGTTGTCAATTCATCAAATACACCAAATGTTTCACCATTTACTGGTGTAAAACTGTCACAACCTCTTGATAATCTATATCCAGAATATGACAGAGATAATCCAAACTCTGATCCAAATCCTGCAAGATGTTTTGCTGTTTCAGATCCAATCGGTAAAGTTGTTGTTAATGATCCAGAGAAGAGTATTACAAAAGAAACAGTAATTTCTGCTCTAGAAAATTATGGTATTGGTATTGGTGTTACTGATATTCTTTCTGAGGATCCAGTAGATGCTCTCAGACACACAATCTTCACCAATCATGATCACGGATTAAACAGAGTTGTTGAAGTTGAAGTTGTAGATCCTGGAACAAGCTATGGAACTGGAATTGGAATCACCGAAAACCTCTATAATGCACAACTAGTTGGATTTGCTGGATCAGTTACTGGTGCAAATGCAACAGCAAAAGTACAAGTTTCATCTGCAGGTACACTTGCTAGTGTTCAAATTCTTGACGGTGGTTCTGCATATGCTATCGGACATACCATGTCTGTTGTTGGTATTTCTACAACAAGTGGACATATTCCAGGTTCTGTAAGAGTAACTAGAGTTTATAGTAACATTGGTGATTCATTCACATTAGAGAGAATTTCTGATCTTTATGGCGATTATAATACCACATATGAGATTAATGATATTAGTGATGGTGTAATTAATGAATTTGATGTAATATCTTCAACGGCAGTTGGTATTGGTTCAACAATTGGTGGAGTTGGTTCTGCAAATGCATCAGATGCGTTTGGTTACTTAAACGGACCATCATTCAGTATTACTGCGTCCGACTTTACTCCAGCAACAGGTATTGCTACATTCACCACAGGTATTAATCCACACGGATTACAGGTTAATGATAAGATTGTTATTGGTGGTAATACTGGAGATAGTGAACACTTTAATGGATCATTCTTGATTCAAAGAGTTGATTCTCTCAATGACATTGTTGTCAATGTTGGAGTATCTACGTTAGCATCAATTAATGCTGCTGGATCTCCTAGATTATATCCAACCACTTTAGGTTCTAAAGGTGGAGAAATTACAATAGGTAATGAAAGTTTCAGTAGCAGACTTTCAATTCCATATGGTAATCTTTATGGAAGTCTTGCACTTGCAATGTCAAAACTTGATACGGATATGAATGTCACTGATCTAGACGATCTAGACCTAGAAATTGGTGATTATATTCTTATTGATAGTGAAGTCATGAGAGTGAAGCAATCTGTAACTGGAAATCCAGTTAAGGTTTATAGAGGTCTCTTAGGAACACAAGCAGAAGAACACGTCAACGGATCAGCATTTAGAAGAATTGATGCAAAACCAATTGAATTTAGAAGGCATTCTATTATTCGTGCTTCTGGTCATACATTTGAATATCTTGGTTATGGTCCTGGTAACTACTCTACCGCATTCCCAGATCGTCATGATCGTCAACTAAGTGCAGCAGAGGAAGTTCTTTCGCAGTCATTTACTGAAGAAGGTGGATTTGTTGTTTATACTGGCATGAACAGTGATGGTGATTTCTATATCTCCAATAAGAGAGTTATCACTACTGCAGGTGATGAAGAAACATTCTCCACACCACGTCCAAGATTTAGAGGTGAAACCAAAGAAGTTCCTGATACTAAACTTGGTTTTAATGTGATCAAGGCATCTGAAGTCAATGTCTCCGATGCTTTAAGAGTTGATGGTGGCGAAGATAAGACAACTATTTCACAGTTTGACGGACCACTTCTAGTCAACAACAAACTCACTGTTACTTCAAACAAAGGACTAGAATCACCAAGTCTATTCTTACAAGGTGAAGAAACAGTTTCAAGAAAGTATACTGTGGGTGTTACTCAACCAGCATCTTCTGTTGAACTTGTTGGAGAGGATGCAGGAAACCCAGGTGATATTATCTTTAACGGAAACCCATTTAGAGGACAAAATGCTGGTTGGGTATATACCACTGATAATGATTGGTATCCTTTCGGTGGTATTTCCAATAAGACAGACATCTTTGAAATTGGTGGATATTTCATCGGTACATTTACTGGTGATGGATCTGGTCTAACTGATGTGTCTGATATCTGGGCAATTGATGCAACAGGTATTCACACCACTCGTAATGTAGGTTTTGGTACTACAAACAGTTCCAAACCAGACGTTGCCATGTACGTTCAAGGCAATGCAGAAATCAGAGGCACCATGAAGGTGTTTGAAATCATTGAAAATACTACTTTAGATAATGCTACTGTCCTTGGTATTGGTACTACAATGGTTAATGCTGACCTAGATAGATCTTCTATCTACTACTACACACAAGATGCTGGTGCTAACTGGGCAATAAACATGAGAGGACGTGCAGGACTTGCACTGACAGACTTCCTAGAGGTCAGTGAATCTATTACTGTTGCCGTAACCACGAAACAAGGTCCGACACCATATTATAACGATGAAGTTTATATTGATGACATAAGAATGTCTCCAAGATATTATGGTTCATTGACTATAAATACTGGAAACGCAAACAGTTTAGATCTATATACCTATGTGTTGGTCAGGAAATTTAATACTGGAGATCCAGTGACTGACTTTGATGTTCTATATTCTCAATCACAATATCAGTAAAATATCGGAGGATTTGATAAATGCCTTTAATTGGTGCTCAGGGTCCTGGATCTAATATATCATGGCGAGGTAATCTTGACGAATACCCAGATGAGTTTATTTTTCCACCAGAAAATGGTGGTGATGGATCGGGAGTATTACCAGGACTAGCTTATACTTCTAGTCCTGTAACTGTAACAGGCATTAACTATAAAGCATTATTTGTTGCAACTCTAAATGAACCTCTATTTGCATTAAATGCTGGTGTTGGAGTATCGGTTAGAGTTACTCCATATATTGAAGAAACCGATTCCTACGGAACAGTAGGAGACTTTGTAGATGCTTCCGATTCCCAAAATAATCCTGTTATTATCCGTAATAAAGATAAAGTTGAACTTGAAGTACTCACTCTGTCAGCAAATGTTGTTGGTAGAGATGCATTTAATGTCATTTATGGTATAGGTGTAACCATCGGTAAAAGAACTGGAGATGGTTGGACTGTTAAGACAAGAGAACTTGATGATGATCCAGACTTTTTTGATTTTACCGATCTAGATAATCTAGAGATCAATACTTTACAAGGTAGTGACGTTGTTACTGTCACTGGTATTGATGATATAATTGGTGTAGACGTTTTTATTGTAGGAAATGGAGAATTAAGAATAAATGGTGGATCTTGGACACAAACCGCCAAGATTTTTGATGGAGATACATTACAATTAAGAAATACAACTTCTAATTTTTATAATACTTCAGTAACAACTCTTGTCCAACTTGGCATTTTCCAAGCAAATTGGAATATTACAACAAGACTTGCAGATACATCTATTGATCCATTTACATTTACTGATGTTGTTGATGTAGATCTTTCCACAGTTCATGAAAGTAATATAATTACTATTAGTGGTGCTGATGAAAACTTAAATGGAAACAATCCACTACCTATAACCTTCACTTCACCCAATTCTTCTGAATATAGAATTACTAGAGGTGGTTCTGTAGTACAAGAATATACAACTGCTTCGACTAATACTTGTAATAATGGTGATACAATTCAAATTAAGCAGACAGCATCTAGTAGTTACAGTACAACAACTGATGCGACACTAACTGTTGCTAATCAATCAGACACATATTCAGTAACAACTAGACCAAGACCAATTGATACAATTCCATCTGCTTTTGTATTTACTGATCAAACAAACGTATTAAGAAACGAATTAATTTACAGTAATATCATTACTCTAAATGGTATGACCACTGGAGACGGTGCAAATATATTTGATGAGGGAACTGCCAGCATTGCTGCAGATTCAGCAGTAGAGGCAAAATTTAAAGTTACTAGAGGTGGCACTGTAGTACAAGATTGGACTAGTGGCACATTTGGTGTTAGACAAGGTGATCAAATACAACTTAGATTGTTATCCGCAACAACATCGCAGGGAACAAGAAGTGCTACCTTCACTGTATCTGGAACAAATACTTTTAGTGTTATTGCTGGAGTTCCTGGATCTACATCAGACACATGGAATGTAACTTCAAAAGCAAGAGATTGTGGAATTACTGCATTCTCCCTTACTGATGTACCGCAAGGAACATCAACACTAGTTCCTGGTCAACAAGCACAAACAGAATTTACAGTTGGTGGAAGTTTTGAATTTGACTGTAACATTACTGCAACTACATCTAATACTAACTCATATCTTAAGAAAAAGGGAACAAATGTCCAAGGTACAACACTAAATGATTTAAAACAAGGTGATATTGTCGAAATTTACATGACAACTCCTTATTATTGTTCTACAAGATCGACAACAATATCATTATCAGCAGCTTTTGCAACATCTGGATCTAACCAAAGTGATGTGTGGACAATATCACCTCCAGCACCACCATTACCAACATTAAATCTAACTGCTTCAAATTTAAATCCACCATTTGTGTTCCCTGATGGTGGAAGTACAACAATTAATTACGAATATACTCATGTTACAAATAGTGCAGTAACTTCTAAACAAACTCCTGCTTCTTCTGGTGGTAGTGCTTTTACTGATCTGACTAGTATTACTCCTACGACTCTTGCTGATCAGACAAAAACTGGCAGTAAAAATGTAACGAATTTAATAAATGGTCAGACTAAATTTGAACTAACTGTCTCTAATTGTACTGGAAGTACAACAGATACAATTAATGTTATTGTTGGAACTCCACCATCACCAACATTATTCTTCTGTGCAACCAGTTCACTTTCCGATACTTGCTCTAAACAAGTTAGTATAAAGAGAAACAATAGTAAAAAAATATATTGGTCTTCAACTAACGCAGTTAAAGTTCAAGCAATACAAGGAACTGGATTTAGCACTGGAAATAAACAATCTGGAAATGACACTGTAACACCTGCAACTGATGGTGAAGTTTACATTGCAAGAGCAGTTGGTGCTGGATCAAATCCAGATGAAGTAGATAAATCCATTACATTTAACTTTAGTCCATCAGTAACTCTTACTGCCAATCCAACAAGTATTATCACTGGTCAAAGCACAAAACTATCTTGGAACATTGTTGATGCTGATCAAATAACTTCTTCTTCTGGACAGGATTTTACCAATGTTGCCTCTACATCTTCCACTACAACAACTTCTTCTTCATCTTCAACAACCATAACGGGATCTACTATAACAGTTACAGATCAGTCATATACAATAGATGGAGTAACATATCCCGTTAGAGGTAGATTATGGGTTCCTACAAGTGTAACAAATAGTTCTGTTGATGCAGTCGTTGCCTATCCTGGAACACTTTCACTGGACACATCAGCATCAGCAACCACAATATTAACTTCCGCAAATACGATGGTATCTCTTTTAAAGGGAGATGATATAGCAATCAATGACAAAATTATTTTTGGTGTAGCATATCCACAAGATGGAATAACCCCAGCACAAAATATAAATCTTTTAAGTCAAGCAGATTTAAACAGTTTTGAGTTTGGTGACAATTTACCTTATGCTAGAGCTGCCTTACTATGGGTAAAGAATAATTTAAACACTTACCTGTCATCTAATAATCTGTCCAAAACAAGAGATAAAGTCTACATGTTTGGACATTCTCAAGGTGGATCATTAGTACATAAACTGAATACCTTAGAAACAACAGATGGTGTCATTGCAAATGCTCCTGGACCAATTCGTTTAGATATAACTTGTTCAGCACAGGAAAGTAATGGATTAGTTGGAAATAATCAATCATTGGATGCAAATAATATAACATGTCAAAAGATGTTTGATGCCTTTGGGTCTGCAACGACCGCACAAGAGTATAAAGATGTTTCATTATTATACAATTATGTAACTGGTCATAAAGCAAAGATAACATATTTACAATCACTTGATGATACTACTGGAGGAACAGGTTCAACTGGTCAAGTAACTTGGATGAATGATCTTACCAGTGCTATGACATCAAATAGTCAAAATTATGAGTATATTACTGCTCCAACAGGTGGACATGATGGATTTTATAAACCCCAAAATACAGATTTCCATGCAGCAATTCAAAATGTAGTTGGTAGTACTTATAGTGCCTCTCAAAAAACCAGCGCTGGCACGACTTCTAGTGGAAATGCTCAATCAGGAAATAAAAATGTTACACCTTCAACAAGTGGAACTTTCACTTATACAATGACCGTTAGAAATAGTAGAACTGGTGAAACTGATCAAGATGATGCTACAGTAAAAGTAACTAATGATACGACGGTTGATAATTATAATATGAATCCATCGTCTAAAACTAATGTAAATCGTGGATCCGCACATGAATCTCAACCACAGTTCGTCTCTTCTCCACAAAATTCAGTTCATGGTTTGTCTCCTAATGTTACTGTAACTGCAACTATCAGTGGTGGTGGTGCTAAATTCTTGGATGGGACTACTTCAAAATCTGGAGTGAAGAACGGTACTTCTTGTAGTAGTTTAAGAATTAAGATGAATGCATCTAATTCTTTCAACACCCAAAAAACAGCCACAATGAATATTGGTGGTGTTCAGAGAACATTTAAAGTAAAAACATTAGATTGTACAGTTTCAAATGGTACATTCAGTCTCGGTGGTTGTACTTTAAAAACTAGACAATTTAAATCTACCAATGGTGTTGGTGGTAATAGACAAGGTGTGATTGGTGTTAGTGGATGCTCTGGAACTACTGGTGGAAATAGAGAAAAAGTTACTAAGGGTACTATTGATAGATTTGCTAATGATAGAGAACAAAATAGCACATTTACTTTACCAACTGGAACTTCTACCGTAGAAGCAAAAGGAATTGCTGGTGGTGGTGGAGGTGGTAAACAGAATACCAGTGATGAGGGTGCTGGTGGTGGAGGAGGCGGTGGTGCCTTCAAAATTGAATGGAATAATGCAGAAGGTGGTGATGTAATTAAATTCTTTGCTGGTAGAGGAGGTAAAGGAGCAACTACTGCAGGACAGTGGGATGATAAAGAAAGACCATATCCTGGTGGAAGTGGTCAAGATTCTTGGGTTGAAATTAAAGGTAAAAATATCTCCCAAAGAATACGTTCTGAAGGTGGTGAAGCTGGTGATGAAAAAAATGGTGGTGTAGGTGGAAAAGGTGCAGGTGGTCTACCTGGACAACCTACCTCATGGTTTGGTGGAAATGGTGGCCAAGGTTCAGGGAGAAGAGGTGATGAAGGTGGTCATGGTGGAGGTGCTGGCAGAATATATGCTAGTGAACCAGAAAACAGTTCAAATGAATGTCAAAATGGTGTAGCAGATCCTGGATCTCAACGGTGTAGTCAAGGTGGACCAGGACAAGGATCACAGTTCAATGGAAACTGTAGTGGAAGCAACAGACAAGAGAAAGGAACACAAGAAGGTGCTAGAGGAAACCAATGGGGTGGTGGTGGATCTGGTGGTGGATGTGGTAATGGTGGAGGTGATGGTGGTGCTGGTGCTGTCGCAATCGTTTATACTATTCAGTACACCAAATATAATAAAACTGATGTGTTCAAGAGAATTAACAGAGCATTTTGGGACAAGAGAAACTATCCAGCAACTCAATCTCAAATGACAAATTGGTATAATAACTTTAAAGACAAACCACAAAATTATCCAACATTAGGTTCTCTCTATAATGCTATTGTTGCTGCACTTGGCACAGGAACTAAAGCAACTGGTGTAACTGACAACTGTGGTAATGCATATCCGAAGTATAAATAGAACTAGTAAAAAATCGGGGGGATAGTGAACCCCAGGAGTATCAATGGGAATTAACAAGAATTTTGTCGTTCGCAACGGTCTTGAAGTTGCGGACACCTTGTTATATGCTAATGATGAAACTAATCGTGTTGGTATTAACTCAGGAACACCTGAGTTTGAATTAGATGTTATTGGTGATGCTTCTATTGATGGTGGATTGTTTTCACCAGTGTCAAGTGGTGGAACTAGTGGTGTAAGTGGTCAATATTTACAATCAACTGGAGATAAGTGGAGATGGGAATCATTTCCTATCTCTAGACAACAAGAAAGAATTACACTTACTGCAGGACAAACAAGAGTTCCTGCTACAGGAAATTTTCCATCATTTTTACTAACTGAAACTGCACTGACAAGTGTATTCATCGATGGTGTAAAACTCACCGAGGGTGATTATGTCATCAATGCAGGTGGTGGATCAATCACACTCTTTGCTGCTGCATTTGGTGGAGAAGAAATTGAGATTATTGCCCATGGTGCTGCTGGTGTAGGAGCAGGAAACACTGGTATCCTTGGTGTTTCTGTTAGAAAGGCAGGTATTGATAGTGGAACTGCTGGAAGAATTCAAATCCTCGACTTCGTTGGTCTAGGTGTTACATTAGATGGAACATCAGGTCTGGTTACAGCATACATTGATTCTGGTGGTCTAACTGATGTTGTTAGTGATCCATCACCACAACTTGGTGGATACTTAGATCTAAACAATAGAGGTATTGCGGGTGTAGGTGTCATTACCGCAACAGAATTCCATGGTGATGGTTCTAATATCACTGGCATCTCTACACTCAATATCACTGGATATGGTGTTGGATTAGGTGGTGGAGCAAACGTTGCAGGATTATTTGGTAAAGTAAATAATGATGCTTCTGTTGGTATTTTCACCGATACTGCTGCTGTTGGTCTTGGTACAACAAATCCAAGATTCCAAACAGAAATTGGTTCTGTAGGTGCTGCTGGAACACAACTATGGGTCAATGGTGATGCAAGAGTAACTGGCATCTTAACAATAGGAACTTCAAGTATTACACTTGATGGAAGATTAGATGAAATTAGAATTGGAACAGCATTAACATTGTCTTCCAGAGGTGATGCAAGATATAGTGGTATTATTACAGCACCTGGATTTGATGGTGACTTAGTTGGTCAGCATAAAATTTATACCGCTGGTGTTGTTGATAGTAATGATTATACACTTGCAATGTTCCTTGATCCAACTCAAGGTGGTCATACATATGCAAGATACGATCTAAGAGAGAAATTACAATATAATCCATCTACTAATCAACTGTCTGTTGCTGGTGTTACTAGTACACGTGGATTACAAGTAACTGGAGTTTCTACATTTACAGAGTCTGTAAACTTTGAAAGAAATGTTCAATTTGGAAATAATGATCAATTAATCTTTGGTGCAGGTAATGACCTAAGAATTTACTTTGATGGTACAAATAGTTACATCCAAGATCAAGGTGATGGTGGTCTCAACATTGATGCAAACCCATATGTCTCGATTGGACAATATGGAGTAGATAGAGAGATGGCATCCTTCAGAGTGGGTGCTGGTGTAAGTCTCTTCTATAACAACTCTAAGAAGTTTGAAACTACTGATAGAGGTATTGATGTAACTGGTAACACTGCGACTGATACATTACAAGTAACTGGTGTTTCTACTTTCTATGATGATGTTTCTCTTGGTTATAATAATAAATTAACCTTTGGTGCAGTTAATGATTTTGAAATCTATCATGATGGTTCCAATGGTTACATTGACAATGTTATAGGTGAATTATACATTAGAGACACTAACGCAGCTGGTACGAATAGAATCTTTATTCAACCAAAAGCTGGTGAAAACGCAATTATTGCAAGAGAAGATGGCAATGTAGAACTCTATTATGATGACTCTAAGAAGTTTGAAACTACTGGTGCTGGTGTAACTATTACTGGTATTGCAACTGCCACATCATTCTCTGGATCAGGTATTGGTCTGACTGGAACGGTTGATGTTGTAGATGGAACCTATGGTGGTTCTACTGTATCACCACAGATTACTGTTGCCGATGGAAGAATTACTGGTATCACTGCAACTCTCATCTCTAGTGGAGGTGGAGGTGGTGGCACCGAAGTCATCATTGAGGATAATGATAGTCTTGTAGGTACTGCAGGAACAATTAACTTTGGTTCTGGTCTTTCTGTAACTTCTGCATCTGCAGGTGTTGTTACTGTAACTTCTGGAATCAATACTGCAAACTTAAATGCTGATACTCTGAATGTCTCTGGTCTTTCTACATTCCAAGATGATATCACTGTAAATGGAGGAAATCTTACTTTCACTTCACAAGGTGATCAACTTAAATTTACTACTGCGGCATCTAATCCTGCTTCTGGTGGTTGTATTGAAATTCAGACTAGTGCTACAAGCACCGCAACAATTAGTGGAAATGCAAATCAATTAAAAATTTATAATGATGACAATTCATCAAACTCTATTGATTTAAGATCAGCAACATATTCTCTTCTTGATGACAATACAGATTATTATCTACTCTTTTATCAAGGTTCATGTAAACTCTATCATCCTGCTACTGCGGGTGGTATTCTTGATCAGAAGTTTGAAACCACTGCTGCTGGTATTAATGTAACTGGTGCAGTAAATGTATCTGGAATTTCTTCTGCAACTGCAGAATCAGGAACATTTACTGCTTCTGCGGGTGTTGCATACACTGCGAATACATACGGTAGAAATGATTTTGTGACTGCAGAATATACACTATACTTCTCACATTCAAGTGGTATTCAATCACAGAAAGTTCTTGTCATGGATGATGGAACAAATGCATATGCTCAAGAATATGCAATCATGTTCAATAATGATCTTCTAGTTTCTGTGGGTGCAACAGTCAGATCTGGTAATGTAGAACTTGAGTGGACACCTGAAACTGGAGTAAATGGAACTATTACTTATAGATACACTAGGGAGACAATGATCTGATGAAGAGATACGAATTAGCCGTTACAAGTCCAGAATATTGGTCTGAGATTCATGATGCGTTAATTGTTGATTCTAATCAAGATGGTATTCCTGATAGACAAGTTACATGTACTGATTCTAAAGATCATAGTGCTGTTCGTGGAACTTATGAATTAACCGAAGAGGAGGCAGCAGAGATTGCTGCCCATCCTCATGTTAAATGGATAGAATTATCACCAGTTGATAATCCAGATTCATATCCAAAACCACAACCTGCTACAAAAAGATTTAAGAAGAACGTAAAGTTTTATCGTGATGTACTTTCTGCAGGTATACCTGCAACTAGTCCCACTTCTGCCGAACTAGATAGATCTACTTATGGTGTAGCAAGACCAACTGTTAGGAAAAGTGGTACATTTTTCTCAGATAATAGTGGCACTGTTGCGTCTCAACTAGGTGATGTTTCATATACTCTTACTGGAAAAAATGTAGATGTTGTTATTCAGGATTCTGGAGTTTTACAGTATCATCCAGAGTTTATGGATGCAAATGGTCAGTCAAGAGTAAGAGATATTATTCTTGATGGTCCATATCATATTGATCCCGATTACTTTATTTCTAATGGATATACAACTACAAGAGCAGACGGTAGAGTAACAGGAAGAGAAGCAGAATCTAGAGGATGGTGGACAAATAGTTCTAACAGATCTGCACAGTTTCAATCAGAAGGAACTATTTCAGTATCATCAAACTATACTGAAGCAAGATCTATGGGTGCATCTTTAGATGGAACTAATAGTTTAACAAGTGGACATGGAACTGCTTGTGCATCATTAGCAGCAGGTAAAAACTTTGGTAATGCTTTTGAAGCAAATATCTGGAATATGCCTGGTATTAGTGACAATGTTAGCATGTCACCAGGAACAAATTATGATGCAATGAAAATATGGCATCGTTTAAAACCAGTTAATTCGGAAACTGGTAAAAAGAATCCCACCGTTATCAATGGAAGTTGGGGATATCAAGCGGGATTTCAATCTACTGATACCGTAAATTATAAGTTTAGAGGAACGACAGGTTCATTTATTGGAAATGCATCAGTAACAGATCAAGTTACTGCGATGAAAGATGGTCTTAATAATCAAATTAGTGGTGCGTACAGATCTTGGTCAACTTCCTCACGTTCTAATTCGACTGAAGCTGCTGGTAATGAAATGATGTTAGAAGGTGTCATTTATGTTACTTCAGCAGGTAATAATAACCAAAGACTTGGTATTGGTAAAGATGACCCTGATCGTTTAAACTATATGGATGATGATTGGTTCGACAGTACTGATCCTAGAGATGAATTTCCTATAGGAACTGTCCCAACCAATCATAGAGATTTCCTTCATCCAACAGGTATTGGATTTGATGAGTCAAAAGATTTTCATCCTGTTGTTGCCGTTGGTGCATTAGAAGATACATTAACAACTGCTGGTGCAGAATATCAAGCATCATATTCAAATAATGGTCCTGGTGTTGACATCTGGGCACCTGCTGATGAAACTTTGGCTGCTGGTGGAGTTTTCTCTAATGGTGGATATGATGATTATGAAAGATATGATGATTCTAGATTTTATGATGCTTCTTTCAATGGAACTTCTGCTGCATCTCCAGTTGCATGTGGTTTAGTTGCACTGTTTTTAGAAGCAAACCCAACTGCTGATTCTAGAGCAGTTCATAATTGGTTGAGAGATCATGGATCAACTCTTTTAGAAACAACTAGTAGCACCACAGTTGGAGATGGTTTCCTTGATCAAGAGAACGATGATACAACTACTGCATATTGGACTGGTGTTTATAACTTAAGAGGTGCTGAACCAAAAGTTACTTACAATCCTTATGCTAGTGATAATGATTCATCTCTAAGTCTTTCGGATGATCAATATAGTATTGACCGATCACTTACTGGTATAACTACAACTGGACTTGTAATGCATCTTGATGGTCCATCTGGATTTACTACTGATTTAAGTGGCAGTGATAATCTACCAACTTTATATAATGATAATTCATATAATGGAGTATCATATCAGATGTTTCAAGGACCAATAGAATTTTCTAATCAAGGTGGTCTTGAACTTTCTGCTGGTCTAAACATAACTGGTGGTTCATTTGCAATAGAAGCATGGATTTATCTTTTAGGAAATGCTAATGGTGGTGGATATGGGCAGGTTGTATGTCAAGATGTTGGTATTGGTGATGGGCAAGGATGGCAATGGAGAATAGGTGATGCTCCAAATAATCAACAAGACATGGTGTATTGGACTTCTTCATCAAGAAGTTCCGCAGTTGATCTCTCATCCGCACCAACTTCAATTCCTCTAAATGAATGGAGTCAAGTCGCAATTACTTATGATGGAACTGATATTAGAATGTATTTGAATGGTGTCCAAGATTTTATTCATACACCAGCATCTTCATTATATGGAAGCACTGCTGAGATAGCTATAGGAAGATTTGCTGACAGTCCTTTTGCTAGTAATTATAGATTAAATGCTAGATATGGTGCTGTTCGTCTTTATAATCAGTTCTTAACTAGTGATCAAATTAGAAGACATTATGACTTACAAAAAGTTCGTTTTGTTGATAATGCATATTTGAGTTTTGAAGGAATAAACATATCATACTCATAAATAACTAAAAAAGACTCATGGCAGATAAGAATTTTGGTGTAAAGAAGATAGAACTTATTGGTTCTTCTGGAATACCAAATCTAACAAGTCCTACTAATCTAAATCTAAACGCAAACACTGTTGCGATTAGTACAGATGTTTCGATTGGAGGTAAAGTTCAATCGGATATTATTGTTGGTACTGGATATTCTGTAGGTGTCGGTAGCACTCAACCGCAGCAAGCATTAGATGTAACTGGTGATATTTTAGTAACTGGTGGTATTAGCACTAATGGAATTGGTACAGCAGTTTCTTTAAACGTTGTTGGAAATGATTTAGTCATTACTGTTGGATCTTTATCTACAACACTTACCTTGGGATAAATAGGAGATTGTGAGAAACTAAATACTCTTAAGAGATCCACCTAGCTAGGGAATAGTAGATGACTAGAAATAGTAGAGAACTATCTCAATTTGCGTCTTTCGTTGAAGTCAGAGATGCAAACCAAAATATAGGACTGACAACATCCCTAGTCATGCTAGGTGGTGTTGGTATCGGTAGTACAGTCGGTGATTATCTAACAGAACGAACGTCAAGAGGTTCTAATGCCAACGACTCACTAATCAACTTTAACGAGTCTTATTTGCTGGATGATGTTTATATTGAAGGAAACTTAAACGTTGATAATGGATCTAGTGCTTCTATCACTGGTTTTGGTGCTACATTCCCTAAGTTAAACGTAGGTGGACTAACAACAACTAGGGATCTTGTAGTAGTTGGTGTTACAACACTTGCCCGTGATACTGGATTTGGAACAGTATATGTTGGTCAAGAAACTGTTACTATCAATGGATCACAAAACGGTTCAACTGGAACTAATGCTAACATTGGTATTGCAGTTACTGGTCCTGGTGGTACACCAATAGGATCTGCCGATGATGATAGTTCGGTACATGGTTTAGTTGTTATTGATAATCAAGGTGCTGGAGATCCTCAAAAAGATGTAGCACTATATGTTGCAGGTAGAGTTCACTTCAATGGTGGTGATCCTTTACTTACAGATCCAACAAATGGTGGTGAAACTGGACTTGGAACTGAATTTGTTGTTGTTCCAAAGTCACTCTTCTATGACAGAGTAACTGTTGTTGAAGGAATTGATATTGTTAAAGCAAATAGTGCAAGTATCGGTGCTTCATTTAGAGTTCTTAATCCAGACTTCCAGAATAAGTCTGGTGAAACTGATGAACTAGGGCAACCAGCAATTTACACAAATGGTGGTCTTCAGGTTGATGCAAATACAGGTATCGGTCTATCACTTACTGTTGGTCACTCAATAAATCTTGGATTTGATTCCAATGAGTTTACACCACAGAACGAGATTTATTCTCCTATTGATATAAAAGCTTCTTTAGTTTCTATCGGAATTAGTGATGCTGATCCTAGATATGATGCTAGTTTTAATGATGGACTCACTCAGGTTGACACTAATGCCTGCACATTCACCGATATACTTCCATCATATGCTGAAGGTAGACCTCACAATAATGTTGGTAAAGATACTTCACGTTGGGAGAACGGTTATTTTCATAATTTATTCGTTGGTCCTCTTGGATCAGATAGTATAGCAGAATTTGAAAATGTAAATGTTGGAAATGGTGCTACTATTGCGTTCTTAAGTGTTGCTGGAGATGGTGGAACTGATCCAGATGAAATTTACCTAGATGTTGGTCTTGGTAAAGCAAACTTTCAAAGTATTGATGCCCAAGGTGCTTTCTTCTTCTCTGGAATTGCAACATTCCAAGGTGTTGTAAACATCATTAGTGATACATTTAACAATGCATTCGTTGCTACTGCTTTCCAAGCAAACAACGTAGATCTTTATGAACAAAATCAAAGTAACAGTACAAATCCTGAGTTCTTCTATCCAGCAATGGCAAATGCTGGTATCTCTCAGACTGATGCTGGAGGAAGATTATTCGTCAATCAAGGTTTCTACTTAGATGCGTTTAGTACAAGTCTATTTGTATCTAACAATCTGAATGTTCTTGGTACTGCAATCAATGCAACAGAGGCAGAACCTGATTTAAGATTTGATTTACTCAATTATGGAGTATCATATCTAAACGTTGCTTCATCTGCACAACATATTGACATAGGTCTGGGTCAGCAAGCAGGATCTATCACTTCCATAAGAAGTGAAGATACAGAAGTTAGCAGACTAATTCTATCACAAAATGAAATTAAAGCAAGTGATAGGCAAGTAAATATCACTCTTGATAGCACAACATCTACAGCATTTGCAGGATTTGTTCAAATTGGTGGTACTCACATCAAGTGTGATCAAAATGATATTGATATTGCAGATACACCACTAAATGCACAACTCTTCAAACAGGCACCAAATGTTCTTATCGGTGCTAATGATCTTGGTATTGCTACTCTCAGAAATAATATCACTGAACTTACTGGTTTCTTAAGACTTGGCAAGAATGTCATTCAATCATCCGATGGATTTACAGCAATTACTGTTGGATTAGCTGGAACATTTACTCAAACAGAAGGTGATCTAATCGTTGGTGGTAATGATATTCAGACTGGATTTGGTATCACTAACATCACAATGGTTGGTGATAGTAAAACTATTTTCTATGGTGATATTGAAATTCGTGGAAATGAAATCCTATCATCAGATGGCAGTGTTAATATCTTGATGCTTGATAATCAAGAACTAACAAGTTTCACTGGTGATATTAGAGTTGAAGGTAATGATATTCAAGCAGGTACTGGTGATACGAATATCACCATGATTGCAAATAATAATACTATATTTGCTGGTGCAATTCAAGTAGGTGATAATGAAATCCGTTCAAGTGATGGTCAACCAAACATCACATTGGATAGTGATGTAAAAACAACTGTTAGTGGTGATTTACAGGTAGGTACAGGCACAATGCGTGCTGGTGATGGAACTATCTGTATTGAAATGGAAGGTGGAACTGGTGATGTTGGAATTACGAGTGATCTAACTGCTAACAGTGCATTCTTTAATGGTCTTGAGGCAAGACTAAATGTTCAAGATGTCAACATTAGAGATAATCTTCTGACACTTGGTCTCATTGAAGATCCACTCAATGAAGGTACACTTATTCCACCTAATGTAGCAGCAGGAAATACTGGCGATGCTGGTATTTTGATGGCACGTTATGATGTTGGTCTCTCAACTCATAGGTATGCTGGTATTTTCTATGATCAATCTGAAGGAAGAGTTGCAATTCGCACAGATGTAGAAATCGATCCTGGAACTGGTGAAGTTGGAAGAGATCGTTATGTCCTACCTCAAGGACTTCCATCAGAGTTAGAACTATCAAATCTCTACATTAACATAGACAATACTATTGGAATCACTACAATCTTTGAAGCAGGGACTGTTGACACTGGTGAAGAAGTTAAAAATGTTCTAAATGTTGTAAATGTTGAGATTGATGGAGGATTCTATTGACAAGATCCCTAATCATGTGTAGAATATCTCTGTTAGGGATCAAAAGGAAGGTTCTTGACAACTCTGAGACTTATCTATATAATGCTAAGACACTAGTAAAGGAGTATTTTCATGGACCCATCTGAAATTTCATTACAAACACCATCAAAATCCTTTGAATATGAGAAAATTTCGAGGGATATTGATAAGATTGAAGATATTGAGGGTCTACGAACAATGCTTAAGTCATATGTAAAATTATATTTCAAACAACAAGAGACGATCAAAATGATCTGATAGGACCAGTTTGAGAACTGTCACAGGCACCTTGACTTTCGGGTCAGGGTGCTTTATATTATATTCATCGATACGAAAACCACTTGACCATCTCTCTTCGTCCTCATCAGCAACGTGCATGTGATGCTATGCTGAAGCATGATCTTGGTCAAATTATTGTTCCGACTGGTGGTGGTAAGACTATCACCATGATTCAAGATACTATTACAACTCATAATGCAATCAACAGTGGCACCACTACTGTTGTTGTTGCTCCTCGTATTCTTCTCGCTGAGCAACTTTGCAGTGAGTTTCTGGAACTGATTGACACCAAGAATGTCCATGTGATGCACGTTCACAGTGGTGAAACTCACCACTTCAGCAGCACCAAAGCAGACCAAATTCACATGTTTGCTAATGTTGCTCGGACTGCTGGTGATTCTTGTATTATCTTCACCACTTATCACTCCCTGCACAAAGTTCAGCAGGCAGATATTGAAGTCAATACCATTTACTTTGATGAATCTCATAACTCTGTCACCCGTAACTTCTTTCCTGCTACTGAGCACTTCAGCAATGCTGCTGATCGTTGCTATTTCTTTACTGCGACTCCGAAACACTCTGCTACGGTGATGAAACCTGGCATGAATGATCGTGAGGTCTATGGTGATGTGATCTGTCAGGTTCCTGCACCTGAACTTATCAACAACGGTTTCATCATTCCTCCTAAGGTTGTTGTCAACGAACTGGACAATGCTGATCTGTTTGCTGATGTTCCTGCACGGGATTCTGCTCACCTGATCAAGACTATTGACGAGACTGGTGCTGACAAAGCACTGATCTGCTCCAAGTCTACGAAGAACATTGTCAACCTGATTGGTCAGTCTGACTTTACTTTCCAACTAGAGATCCGCGGATATTCTTACATGTATATCACTGCCAAGACTGGTGCTGTGATTGATGGTCGCAAGGTCAATCGTGAGGTTTTCTTTGAGACTTTGAGTGCATGGGGCAAAGACAATGAGAAGAAGTTTGTTGTTCTGCACCACAGCATCCTGTCTGAAGGTATCAACGTTTCTGGTCTTAATGCTGTGATCTTTATGCGGTCCATGGACTACATTGGTATCAGTCAGACCATCGGACGTGTGATCCGTCTGCATAAAGATGATGCTGAAGGTCTTCGCAATGGCAGCATCATTCCTGGTAAACTTGATCAGTATACCAAGTCTTTCGGTCTGGTTTGTGTTCCTACCTACAACAAAGTTGGTATTCAAACAGCTCAAAAGATCCAAACTGTTGTTGACATTGTGTTTGAGCAAGGTGGTGCTGCTGTTTCTACAATCAAGAGGTGATCTATGAAGTATACATATACTAACTCATCAGTATTAGAACCTGATTTTCGCAATCAATACTGCTCAGATGATGGAAATTTTGTTGTGATTCCGATGGCAGGTAAGAAAGAAAACTACACCACCATTATTGAAGGAAAACCAACAGGGAAAATATATCGTAAGTTTGACACAGCATTGACAGCAGTGTTAAAATTACAAAAAAGATACCTCAAGAAGACAAAAAGGAAATAGTATGACACATTACGGAATTTATGGTGAACCACCACAAGGAAATGAAGAGTACATAATTCCAATGTTTTCTACTCCTCTTATGCATCTTAAAGTGGAGGATTGGGAAGAAAAGAAAAAAGCTCTACTCGAAATGTATGAGAAGAGAAAGTCTGATAAATCTAAATTTAAAGTTGCTACAGGAAGTAAAACAAGTTTAGATGTAGAAACAGATTATCATCATAATTATGATACGGGATATGCCTATGATGAAGACATCATGGAAATTTTCCAATCAGAATTAGAAGCACTTGCTGATACATTTGAATGTAGTGTAGAAGTTTGCACTACATGGTTTGAAAAGGCATCAACCACTAAGTTTCATCAGGTTCATAATCATGGATGTCAAGGATTCAGTGCTGTATGTTTCATTCAGTTTGATCCGAAGCATCATACACCAACTGTTTTTATGAATCCTAATCTAGCAGATGTTGAAACTTGTAATATTGTTCCACCAGGAATTAGAGAAGGATCACTGATATTTTTCCCATCATATGTTTTGCACTACACTGCACCAAATCAAAGTGATGTAGATAGAATTATTCTCTCATTTAATGTCAATGCAGAATACGAGCATTTTACATTTGCAGAAGAAAATGCTCAAGGACCTGGTGAATATAGTACCACCGATGTCTAAGTCATTTGTTCTTAGAAACTTTTTGTTTCAAGATGATGTAAAAGAACTGAATCAATGGACTCTTGATAACTGCCATCAAGAGTTCTTTGAAGACGCTAACATGGACCCTGATAATTCTGGAACAAGATTTACAACTCGATTTCCAAATGAATCAGTTGCTCCACATATAAATTATCCTGATGCTGCACACATTGTCAGGCAAAGAATTGTAAATTACTTTGATCTGGATGGATACAAAAGTCCACCATCATATAGTCATGGGATTGTAAATGGTATTGGATATTCTGGTGGAAGAATAGAAAATCACATTGATCCTACATACTATCCAGATACGAAGACAATCCACTTTAATGCTATTACACAGCAAGCAGATAGGGGTGGACATACTATCATTGGTGGTGTAGAATATAATGACCTAGATGCTACAGATCTTCTGATCTATCAAGTGTCTGAGGTTCATCATGAGGTCACAGTAACTGAAGGTAATACTCCTAGAATACTATGGGTGTTTGGTTTTTGTTTGGATGATAAGAAAATAGGAGAGATATTTTTATGAGAGATTTAAGCAAAGATCCAACACTATTTGAGACTAATGATTTCTCAAATATGAATATCATTGAGTTCGTTGATGGTGACAAAGTATCCAACATTTACTGGATGGATGACTTCTATAAACGACCTGATGATGTATATAATTACTTGCTTTCGATTGAACCACCACTGTGGAAAGTAGGACCAGAATGGGATTTAGGTAGAGGAACTCTCAATACAAAATACTTTGAAGATCGTAGACATATGATGAAGCATCCTGGTATATGCTCATTGTATGATAAGGTTGCGGATATTTGTGATCAAGATCCATTAGATGATGAGATTGTAACTAACTTTACAAGATTTTCTAAAGTTAAACAAAACCCATACGATAGTCATTTTTGGTGGCCTCATCATGACGGAGGATATAATGGTATTTGTTATCTCTCGAAGAAAAATGAGATAGGAACAAATTTATATAAACCAAAAATTACTGATGATCCTGATGTACTACCTTTGGATGAAAATGGTGGTGTGAGAGATGAACATGCTATCCCATGGACACCCAAAAATCTATGGGAAATCATAATTAGATTTCGTTCAAAGTTCAATCGGTTTGTGATGTTTGAAGGATCATATTACTATCACAGTATGGATCTAACTGGTAGAAATTATTTTGCAGATCATTATAGTGATGCCGAATTTAGAATCAATCAAGTATTTTTCTTCAAAAATCCGAGGGCACTAAAATAATGGAGCATAAATTTAGACCTGATATAAATCCAAATGAAGATAATTTTTATCCTCTAAATGTAGAAAATAGAAACAGAATTGATCTGTTCACGACTCCATTTTATGGTTACAATCTAGACTTTAATAATCAGGAGATTGTTGATGAGTGTTTTGAACTAAAAGATAAATATCCCAATGGAGTTAGTAAGTCTAACTTTGGTGGTGGTTGGCAAAGTCAAGTATATGAACTGGCACGAATTAGAAGAGAAGTTACACCTGCTATTCAAAATCTTGCTAGAAATGTAGTTGATTTAGCAAATGATATGCTAGAAGATTGTGGATCTGTGGTTAGAGTTGGTGATGATCAGATTGGTTGGTGGATTAACATCAACAAAGGAATGGGATATAATGTCTATCATACACATCCTGGTTGCACAGTGATTGGAATTTATTATCCAATGATTCCTGATGATCTTGAAGAGAATGAGGGAAACTTAACTATTCTTAGATCTGATCCATCAAATCATAATGCTGCATTTGCTGATATTCAGAATTGGTGTGAATTTGTAATCAAACCTAAAGTGGGTAGTTTATATTTGATGCCATCCACAGTTGGTCATTATGTGACACCACATTTTAGTGATCAAGAGAGAATATCTATTGCATTTAATGTTGGATAAATAATACACGTCATTTGTAGTTAGTAATTGGTATAATATGTCTATTCTTCAAGCAAGTGGTATACAATTTGGTTCTGACAACACTATCTTAAACTCTAAGTATGGAATTATTCCTCAAAATAGTGTAGCAGTATTTTATCAGGCATCAGCACCAAATGGTTGGGCGCAAGTTAATACACATAATAATAAAGCACTTAGAGTTGTAAGTGGAACTGGTGGAGGATTTGGTTCTGGTGGAACTGCTGGTCCTGGTGGACAACCATTTTCCACCATTTTTCCAACAAGTGTTAGACCAATTAGTGGAACTGTAACTGCTGCTGGTAGTGTGGGAGATACAACATTAACTACGCAACAAATTCCTGGACACACACATAATGCTGGTTCTCAAGTAACAGTTAGTCCAGGATCTCCTGGTATTGGTGGACGTGCTGTAAATACTAATGCACCAGCAACATCACCAACTGGTGGTGGTCAAGCACATACTCACCCATTTACTGGTGCTTCATCACCATTTAGTGGAACTATGGACCTGAGAGTTCAATATATTGATGTCATTCTCTGCCGTTTCCAGTGAGGTTATAAATGTCAATTTTACAAGCAGATGGTATTGAATTTGGTAATGGAACTATATTAGATTCCTTTTACGGAATCGTTCCTCAAAGTTCTGTGATGGTGTTTTATCAAGCATCAGCACCAACTGGATGGACACAAGATACTACTGACAATGATAAAGCACTTAGAGTTGTAGATAATACTCTTCCTTTAACTGGAGGATCTTCTGGAGGATCACTTGCACTTTCATCAGTATGGAATGGTACTGGTGCCAGTGGTCCAGCAACATCAGTAACTGATGGAACTGTAGGAGATACAACATTAACTACGCAACAACTACCAGCACACACTCATAATACTGGAAGTAATCCTGGTACATATACATCATCCGCAGGTTCTTCACCATTTAGAACAGATAACAGACAACCACGTGGATATAATGTCAGGGCAATAACTAGAGCAAGTGTAAGTCAAAGAGTCATTATTAACTTTAGACAACCAGTAAGTGTAAGACAACCTCGTAATTATAGACAAGAACAAAGACAAAGAGTTCCACTCAGACAGAGACAACCCAGGAACCAAAGAGTTAGATATGATACAAGATCTAGAGCACCATTTACCTTTAGACAACCAAGAAGTTTCCGTGCTGATGTAAGATCTAGAGGACCATTTAGCTTCCGTGCTGATACAGGAAGAAGTAGAAGACCAATTCCATTTAGTTTCCGTGCTGGTATTAGAAATAATGATAGAGAACCAAGAAGAAGAGGTGGACGAAGAAGAAGGAATGATAGATTCCCAAGAAGAGCAGTAAGAAGACAACCCAGAAATGGTGCAAATAGACAAAGAAGACAGGTTAGACAACCTAGATCTGCTAGACAGAGAAGACAATTTAGACAACCTAGAAACACTAGAGTACCACTTAACGCTAGACAGAGAAGACAGTTTAGACAGAGGCAACCAAGAACATTCAGAGTGAGATATTCATTCAGACAAAGAAATGCTTTCCGAGTGAGTATTCCATTCAGAGTGTCAGTTTCTCAAAGAAATCCTGCATCTTATAGACAACCAAGAGCATATCGTACAACACAAAGATACCCACAGGTAACAAGTATAAGAGTTTCCACAAGAACTTTAACTCCTGGTGGTACTATTAGAGGAAGTAATACTAATGCACCAGCAACATCACCAACTGGTGGTGGTCAAGCACATACTCATCCATTTACAGCATCACCAGCATCATTTACTGTTCCTTTAGCACCATTGAGAGTACGATACATCGATGTGATTGTTTGCAGTTTGGATTGATCGTGCTATAATAAATAATACACTGAATTTCATCTTATGACTAAAGCATCTGGTAAGTGGTGTCCTCTTATTAAAAAGGATTGTGTTGAACATAAGTGTGCTTGGTACACACATATTGTAGGTTCAGATCCTAATACTGGAAATCCAGTAGATCATTGGTCTTGTGCAATACAATGGATGCCAATGTTAATGATTGAGAATAGTCAACAACAAAGATCTACCAGTTCTGCTGTTGAATCATTCCGTAATGAAATGGTGAAGGCAAATGACAGTAATCAACAAATGTTAGATGCTGTTGGTAACATGTATCTTGATATGTGTGAAGCACAAGGTGTTAATGTTTCTGAATACATTGAACAGATTGAAGGTATAGATAATACAGAAGAAAACTTACTACCCGAGTCCGACGAGGAGCAACAATGAGAATTTCTATTATCCCAGAAGATAAAAAAATTATTGTAGATGGTAAGACTGTTGATCTTGAGGATGATGCACCTTGGGGTTTTGATGATGAAACTATCCATGCAATTCAGTGGAAAGACGGTAGAGGTTCATTGGAATATGAAGATATTCCTGGAGAAGATCCTGTACCAAATAAAATTTTTGGTGAAGACGAATTTGATTCTATCATTCAACCATACCTAGATTATTTTAATTCCTTCCTTACACTCTATGAGCAAAAAGAACTTGCTGCTGCAATAGCAGAGGAAGAAAATCTTGCTGCTCAGATTGAAGAATTGAATCTAGATAAACTAGAAAAAGAAGCACAACTTGTTATCATTGAAGATCTTCAGAGACAAAATAAAGAACTTCGTGAAGAGAGAGAAGAACTTTATACTGCAAAAGATAAAGCAGAGCAAGCAAAAATTTATGAGCAACACACTGCTAGATTAGAACTTGAAAGAGAAAAAACAGCAAGAGAAGCAGAAAGAGTAGGACTCGAAGCAACAAAAGCTGATGAATTTTTTGCTGCTAAATCTCTAGAACTTTCTAAAAAGTATGATGATCTATATCATGACTTTGAGAAAGAGAAGGAAGCATTTATTGAAGAGAGAAAGCAGTATAATGAATTACTTCAAATGGAACGTGATAAAGTAGATCGTGAAATTGAAGATAGTGAAAAGAGTATTCTTCTAGAGGATAAAGAAAGGGCCCGAAGAGAAGAAGTTCTTGAAAAAACAAGGATGCTTGATGATGAAGAACTTGAAATTTCTAAGTTAGAACTTGAGATGCAAAAACAAGCAGTTGAAGCAGGTTGGAAAGAAGCACAATATGCAGTAGAACAAGTTAATGCTGAAAGAGAAAAGATGCTTCTCGAACTTGAATATGAAAAGAAACTAATGAAATCAGAAGTTGACAATCAGATGAACATTGTTATGAGAGCACATGAAGAGGTTCTTCAAAAGATGGACAATGAGCAGACATATGATGAACTTGATGATGCACTAGAAAGAGAATTTGAAAGAGCAGAATTGGAGTATAGGGAAACTCAAAGAGCAAGACTTCTTGACTCATATAAGGCAGAAAACACTGATCCTACTGAACTATCTAAACTTGCAGGTGAAAGTCTAGAAAGACAAGAACTTGAGAGTGGTCAAGAGTATTCAGTCAATGACATTTTGTCAATGATGGATGAGATTGATCCAGAAAAACTATACTCTACTCTTACAGATCAAGAACGAGGAGATGGAACTGAAATACCTTTAGATAAGGCAGTTAAATGGTTTGCTGCACTGAAAGAAGTTCTAGACAAAAACGATAAGTGATGACATATGAAACTTGAATTATTGAAGAACAACTATATGGTTGTTCCTGGTTTTATTGATCTAGATTATGCTAAAAGACTAGAAAAAGAGTTTATCATAACAGACGCACAGTTTGAGTTTGATGGTGATGAACAAGCACCAAACTCTGCGTCATGTTTTATGTTTCATCCTGCTGTAGAGTTGTTATGTAATAAAACTAGTGAAGTTAGTGAACTTATTGGTGAAACTGTTCTACCAACATACACTTATTCTAGGATATATCATCAAGATAGTGTTCTCGCAAGGCACACAGATCGTCCCTCTTGTGAAATATCAATGACGGTGCATCTTGGTGGTGATAAACCATGGGCAATTTGGATTGAGACACCAGAAAAAGAAAAGAAATGCGTCACCTTAAATCCTGGTGACGCTATGTTATACTTGGGTTGTATTGCTCCACATTGGAGAACTAAATTTGAAGGTGAACATTATGCACAAATCTTTCTACATTATGTGAGAAGTAGGGGATTATATGGTTGTACTTATTTTGATAAAATACCAACAGAGGCAATCGAAGATCATGAAGCACTGAGAAAGGAGTATGAAACAATGAGAAACAAATTTGAACACGCAAGTCCTAAAGCAATTCTTCCTAGAAAATATAGAGAACTTGAAGAGTCTTCAATAGATTTTGTCCCAGAAGATGATAAAAATGAAGGTTACGTTGACTTTGATAATGTCGTTGTAGCAAATAGTAAGTATGAAAAGTTTCTGAAGAAGAAAGAAACACCAGAAATTCAAACGAAAGTGAAAAACTTAAGTTCTTTGGGTTTGGAACATTTTATCTGGCATGAAAGTGAATTTATTGATCCAGATTTTTGTGATAAACTCCTAGAAGAATATGCACCAACTAATTACTGGGAGAAGACACTAACTGGTAGTGGGCATGATCCTGGAGCAAGAAAGTGTGAGTTCATTCCTATTTCTGATCAAGGTGTAATTGAAGAGGCAAATGAACAAGATAGAAGAGAGATGGATAATTATCTCTTTGGTATCGTAAAAGATATTATTGCTCAATATCAAGAACGGCATCCAGAATTTGATTTGGAGATTCAAGAAGACAGTGGATATGAACTGTTGAAGTATGAAGTTGGTGACTTTTATATTCAGCACAGTGATTCTTTTAAGGAGCAACCTAGAGCATTGACTGTCATTATGTCAATGAATGATGGTTATGAAGGTGGTGAAGTCGCACTATTCAATCGTGAATTGGTATACAAACTCGGTGCTGGTGATGTATTAGTTTTCCCATCCAATTTCATGTATCCACATGAGATTATGCCTGTAACTGAAGGAACTAGATACTCTATCATCACTTGGGTTGTATGAAGCATAATGACTTTATTGATGTATATCCAGATGTTTTAGATAAACAGACATGTGATCGTATTATTCAATACTTTGAAGATAACTACAAGCATCCTGATGATCCTGATTCTAAAATAAAAACAGGATTAGGATGTGATGAAGGTGAATGTTTTCATCTTGGTCGTCATGATTATCAATGGTACTTGGATTTTGACGATCCTTGTGCAAACCTTATTAGACAAGTAGTTGAACATTGTTGGGATTATTATGTTGAAAAGTATTGGGTTCTACCTCATATTAAGATGCACTTTGAAGATGTAAAACTTCAGAAAACTCCACCAAGAGGTGGATTTCATGACTGGCATTGTGAGACAAATGATTTAAGTGTTGTTGACAGATCTTCTGTTTGGATGTTATATTTGAATGACATTCCCGAAGGTGAAGGTGAAACTGAGTTTCTTTGGCAAGGTCGTAGAGTACAACCAAAGGCAGGAACGATGTTAATTTGGCCAGCATTTTATACTCACGTTCATCGTGGAAATGCTGTTTATTCCTGTGATAAGTATATTGCAACTGGATGGGGTCTGTATTCATCAGACGCAGATGATAAAAGACTTCCCAATTTTTATTGGGATGATGTAAATAGAAACTACACAGGAAAGAAAAACTAATGGCACTATCTGATCAAGTTAAAGACGAACTAGACTCTGCTCAAGCACATTTGCGTGAGGCATTGGCATTTGCTGCAAGAAACGAAAAACCTTTTGTTGTTAAAGCATTGGGTGAAATGATTCATGCTGTGGATAATCTCACAACAGCAGATGAGTTTATGGACACCATGCAAGAATTGATGAAGGAGCAAGAAGATGGACTATCAGATTTTCAATGAACCATTTTTACATGTCATCATAAAAGATACCTTTAATGAAGGTGAATTGGAACTAATTTGGAGAGAATTGACATTTCTTCTCGACAAATTAAATGGTCCAGATGGTTATGGTGGTGCTAAAATGGAAGATGGAACATATCTGACAGGATCGCAAGGTATGTCATTAGATTCACTCTATAGACAACGTGATGTTTCTGATATTCTAAACATAACTCATAATTTTTTCTTTAATAATCAAGAATTTATTGATGATTTGGTTGATCATGATGAATACTGGAAGACATATAAACATTCTAATGAAGACTTTACCAAGGTCAGAAGATATGTTCCTGGTGATGGATATGATCCTCACTCAGACTACTGGGTTAATGTTATCACCAGCAGTACATTTTGTCGTGAGGAAGACAGTGGTGGAAACTTATACTTCCCAAGATATGATTTAGAGATTGAGACAAAAAACAATCAAACGGTTCTTTTTCCTGGATGGGTACAACACAGTGTGACAGATGTGATCGAACATGAAAGATATGCTGTCACAAAATTTATCACATGCAGTGGTCGTGACAGTTGAGAGAGTGTCCACCATTCTCCCCATGGCACTAAAAATCATGTATATTAAAAGAGTCAAAGGAACAACGGCATGACCACTCAGACATTTTCTGACTACGTTGCAACGCAAGATGCACGGAACACGATTGAATTGAACGTGCGTAAGTACACTTTGATGCTGTGTGATGCGTTGCTTGATAACTTCAAAGGTAAGAACAATCGTAGGTCTGATGACTACAAGTTCTACATTGAGAGTGGACGTAAGTATCACAAAATCATCATGGAGACTGGTGCTGGTTCCCGTAGTGTTCACGCCTTTGTTGATAAAAAGACTGGTGATGTTTACAAAGCAGCATCATTCAAAGCACCCGCAAAAGGTATTCGTTTCAATCTTTGCATCATTAGTGACCGTGAATGGTTGCTTGCCAATGCAGATTGGGCAGGTGGTTATCTGTATATGAAATGAGGAAAAAAATGAAACTTAATCATCATCAATGGAAACTTGTCTTCGATGCTGTTCGCAAACAACAGGTGAACAGTATCGTTGATGGGGAAAGTTACAAAGAATATGATGCAATTCTTACTGAATTGTGGGATCTAGCATATTCTGAAACATATGCCAACATTCAAATGGTAGAAGACCTTGCAAACTCCTGACAAGGTTAAGAAAGAATACGAAAAGTGGTTTACAGACACATTCTGTGAACTATGTGAGTATGATGATGGGGCAGAGGTTCTTCAGCACTGTATGAACCATGCCATCGCAAACCTCACATCATGGCATCTCAAAGAATTACAGTCTCTGAGTGACATGCAGTCTATCACCGAAAAAACTTTCTCCAAACAAAACGATGCACCTGATTGATTCTCTGGAAACAAAAACTGACTGGGGTAAGATCTTCGGTGTTGTAGATTCACTCTACAATGACAAAGGATTCACCTCCAATGCTGACAACTTTGCCCGTGCAACTGCTGTAGAGAAAGCAATCGCAAGTTTCTCAGATCTTGAACGTGTGGATCAAACTGGGTATGATTTTGTCTTTGGTGATACTAAAGTAGAACTGAAGATGGGTAAGAATTTGTTCTACAAACGTAAGGACATTCATGCCACTAAAAAGTTTAAGGTCAAGTCTTTCCTGAGTGAGAAGAAGACTGTCGAAGATTTCAAGCAACTGAAAACTTTCGACTACATGATGGTGATTGATCTTACTGCACGTCGTGTGGTGATTGTTGATGACGAGAAAGCACGATCTCTCTACACTGATGGTGCTGACGGTGCTATGATTGAACTCAAACTCGGTGACTATTACGAGTGTGATCTGGGTGACTTTGATGTCATTGAACCACCCACATCTTTGTCTAAGGCTATCAACAAAGCAATCGAGGGTTATCTTGACTTCTAAAGAAAAACTGCTGTTTGTATCATCATTCGTCTGGTTTCTTCATTGGGGAACACATTTAACATCAACTATTATTGAAGCAATGATCAAGATGTGACAGTTGACAAGGTGCCCACTCTGCCCTGACTCTGCCCTCACTCTGCCCTATACTGACTTCAGTCACAAGAAAACATGCAAAACAAACATCAAGAGCATCCTGAAGACACCATTCTGACTGGTGATCTTTCTGCCATCAATCTACTCTACAATTTCACACATGCTAGTGTGAAGATGGATGGTATTGCTATTGTTTGGGGCAAAGATCCTGCCACTGGCACATTCTTTGTTGGCAATAAAGCAGTTTTCAATAAGAAAAAGATCCGTATTGCTCACTCTCATGAGGAAATTGACTTCTTCTATGAAGATGAGATGGCAGAGATTCTGCATCTTGCTTACAACTTCCTTCCTCGCACTGATAGAATCTTCCAAGGTGATTTCTTGGGTTGGGGTGCAGGAACTATCTTCACTCAGAATACTATCACTTATGAGTTTCCAGAAGTTGTAACTCAAAAGTTCATTGTTGCACCTCATACAGAATACTTTGCAGAGAATGATCTGCGTGATGCTGTAGCATCTCCACTTAAAGAGCATTTTGATGATAATCAAAAAGTCAAGTGGGTGCAACCTTGTGTTGATTGGATGAGGAGTCCTGAAACACCACAAATTGACACCACTGATGTCAATTTTCTGGACAAACGTACAGCAGATTGCTGTAAGAAAATCATCAATGCTTTCATCCGTGAGGGTAAAGAACTCACCTATGAATTGCTGACGCTGGTGTTTGATTGTCCCAGACTTGCTGGTCTTTATCTCACTGTGATCGAGATGAAAGAGGATCTGATGGATAGTCTCAAGATCACAAACTGTCCCAAATCTTTCATTGGTTCTCTGCAAATCAAGCAGGAAGGGTTCACTATTGCTGATGAATCTGGTCAAATTGTTAAACTTGTAGACCGTGAGATTTTCTCCATGAACAACTTTAACATGCCCAAACGGTGGCAGACACCTGGACGGTGAAACAAGTGGCACAGAGACCCTTGTAGGTGCCTCTCTGTGCCTTATACTATAGAAGTCAAAGGGACACACAATGATTCTCTCTCAAGCATCCTGCGTTAAGACACGTCAACGTATGTGGGTCGGTCGGAAGACTGATAACGGTCCACAAATTGGATACGGTGATCAACCAACACAACTCGAAACTGAGTGGATTGCTGGTGTTTATGCTGAAAAGTATGCAGCAGAAGCAAAAGCAAAGATTCCATCTTTTGAGTGATCTTCACTCTCACATTTTCATCTAATTCTTCTTCATCATGGGCACTCGTTCTCGCATTGGTATTCAACTCGCAGACGATTCTATCCTGTCAATCTATCAACATTGGGATGGTTATCCTTCCTGGACTGGTCGCATCCTGAACACACATTACAACACCAAAGAGAAAGTTTCTGAACTGATTGATGGTGGTGATTGTTCATCTGTCTGGACAAAAGATCGTTGGACTGGTAAGCAACTTGCTCCATATGTGATTGAGAATAAAGAAGCAGAAGAATATGGTCCACAATACTATGCACAACGTGGTGAGGATTGTCCTCCTCGTCTTGATAAGAATGTAAAACAATTCATCGAAGATGGTGAAGAGTATGGATACATTTACCGCAATGGTGAATGGGTCTGCTATAATACTCGCAGTTGGGATGATAACTTCGGAAAGAAAGAAGTTATCCCTGAAGGTGCTCTTGCTTGCTAAATTACAATGTGTTATCCTACCATTCAAACACCTATGGACTACAATTCAATGACTTACGCTCAACAACGTCGTGAACGTCTAAATGATGTCATCTTTGACTATATTTCAGACGAAGAAACATCAATGGAAGAACTGTTTGATGATATTATTGCAGAGGTCCGTGGTAGTCATGAATACTTTGCAAGATATGAGAAAAAGTGTTCAATGCTGCTTGATAAGTTAAATGCAGTCACAGAAGCAAATGGTGCAGACTGGGAAGATTTCTGGAATAATAGTGATGATGAACTTTCGTCGTCGGATTGCTGATGGAAAGTCTATTCAAACTTGCAACTGAGATCGCAGCATCATCACCATCTAAAAAGAAGGTTGGTGCTGTGTTACTCAAAAAGAACAGGGTTATCACTTGTGCTACCAACAATGAGAAGAAAACTCATCCAACTCAAGCACATTGGGCGCAGAAAGTGGGAAGACCTTGTAAGATCTATCTTCATGCAGAATTGTCTGCCTTAATTAAAGCAAAAGAGGAAGGAGATAAGATCGTCGTTGCACGTTTGGGTGGACACAATCAGGATGAATTAAGAATGGCAAGACCTTGCCCAGTTTGTGAGGCATATCTCAGAGATTGTGGCATCAAAGATGTATACTACTCTGTGACAAATAACAAATGGTCTTATGAACATTGGGAGGATTGATTGATGGCAACTTGGAAAGCAAATGTATTTGTAAACTCAAGAGTTGGACAAATTACAACAACAGTTGAAGCAGCATCTTTTAGTGGTGCTGAACAACAAATCTATGCAAAGCATGGTGATGTTCAACAAATCATCAATTTGAGACAAGTTTCGGATGGAGGTTCTCTACTCTCTGATGCTGGAGATATGGGAGGTTGGTTTATACTTGGTTGCATAGTTTTTGCAACTTGGTTGATCATGGAGTTCTGGTGGATTATTGTACCTGTCGCAGCAATTTGTGGTCTTGGTTGGATCGCAATGAAAACAGAGCACCTGTGGAACAAATAAACTGTTTTTTCTATAGTTTGATTGTCGGGGACGATCTGATGCCCATCTCAGGTTAAAATACAAGAAAATCAGTTTATGTTACCCTGAGATCCCTTGCTAGCACTAGTGGACACTTGGTCAAAGTGTCCACTATCGGTTGATCTGGACCCGTTTTCCTGTATTCTATAAGAGTCAAAGGAACGGAACCCATGCGAGACTTCATCTGTGTTTATTTTGGCAAGGATTGGGCAATCAATGCCCGCGGATTCTCCAGTGCCAGACAGGCAGAATCTCATGGCAAATATATGATGCCTGTTCCTGGATGTTTCGGGTTTGTTGTTATTGAAGAGGATATAGATTGCTGGATTGTAGATTGGGATCGCAGCATGTTATCAGGTAAAGAGACAGTAACTCAAGACAATCTCGGTAACTTTGCAATCTCCTTCTGATGTTATTCACTTCTGGCAAATCTAAGCACACTCATCTCACTCAAAGTGTGTTCGAGTTCTTTACAACCAAATATGAGATTGACAGTGACGTTGAGGTTTATCACACTGACCTAAGTGATGATAATGCCTTCGGATTCACTGAGGTTAATGGTGATGAGCAATTTGTTCAGATTCACAATGATCTGAATGAAAAGGACTATATCACCACATTGCTGCACGAATTGGTTCACGTTGTTCAAAACGAAAATGGACAATTTGATGATGAAGAGAGAGAAAATGAAGCATATACTTTAGAGCAGGTTCTTTACAACAACTATTGTGCCAGTCGCTAAGGTGTCCACTTTTGGTTGATCTGCTCTCGTTTTCGTGTATTCTATAAGAGTCAAAGGAACGCAACCCATGCAACCTTATCCACTTGGCATCGACAACCCCATCAAAATCAAAGCAGTTTGGGGTTCACATAAGTGGGCAATCTATTGGAAGGATGACTTCACTAAGATTGCTACATTCAACTCTGAGTTTCAAGCATACGAAGCACGTCGTTCCATCATCGAATCTCTTTGATCATGAAAGTTTTTGCTCTGATTGTCATTGCCATTCTGTTCTGGAGTAGTGATGATGCCCGCAAATTTACTGCTGACGGTCTCAACAATGCAGCAGAGATTATCAGTCCTGATACTCCCAACAAGATCAACATTTCATTCTGATGCAAACAATGTTTAACTCTGCTCTCAAGACTCTCCCTAGTTACATCAAATCTACCGATGCTGATTGGGGTATGGTTTATGATTACATGGAGTCAATGTGTGGTGATCTAAAAGATTATCATTGGGAAGAAGTTGCTCAAGTCTATCGACAATTCATCAACGATTCTCGTTACTGATATGGAAACAACGACTGCAACTTACAAGATCGAAGTAACAACAGATGAGGGACATTTATCATTCCTCAAAGTGATGCCAACCAAACCAAAAACACACAAAGGAGTTAAATCACAGAACACAAAGTTATCAAAATGGGTAGAAAAACAATACCCTAACTTTACTTCCTACGACATTTCTCTTCTCAACTGATGAACTACACTCTCCAACAACTGAAAGATCGAGTCAACACTCTCATCGAACAACAGGGA